CAAAAATAATCCTGGGATTGAGATTTTTTGAAGGGGGTAGACAAGAGATTGGCCAAGAAGAGCAAAGAAGCACTGATAAAAGACGAAGAAGCCAGACTTTCCGCAATCTTCTCGGAGATAGAGAGCGACAAGACCGCTGTTTGCGCGGAGCTGATCCGGAACGCCGCCTTCATGTCCGTCAGCCTGCGGGATTTGCAGGAGAAACTGAATGAGGGCGGCTACGTAGAGACATACCAGAACGGCCCGAACCAGTCCGGGACGCGTATCTCACCGGCTGCGCAGATATACAGCAAGCTGATAGCCAACTATAACGCTGTGATCAAGGCGCTGGTGGCGTTGCTTCCGGCAGGTGAGCGGGACGCAGCCAGGGCGGAGTCAGATCCGATGGCTGTGTTCCTGGCGTCAAAATGATCAATTATCCGCACGTCAACTACATCCTGCAATACAATCGGCAGCTCCAGAGCGGAAAGATCACGGCATGCGAGAAGATCAAGGCTATATACAAACGTCTGGCTGAGGACTGCAAGTCCAAGGGCAAGTACCACTTCGACATAGACAGGGCGACGCGCCCGATCATATTCGTGGAGTCATTCTGCAAGCAATCAAAGGGCAACATGGGAGAGCCGATCGTGCTGTCCCTGTTCCAGAAGGCCATGATACAGGCTGTCTTCGGATTCGTGGATAAGAACGAGCGAAGGCGATACAACGAAGTCCTGATGATCATGGGCCGGAAGAACGGCAAGTCCGTCCTTCTGTCTGCGCTGGGCCTGTACTGCATGATCGCAGACCACGAAGGCGGCGCGGAGGTCGATTGTGTGGCCTCCAAGAAAGACCAGGCGCGGATCGTGTTCAACGAGGCGAAGAACATGGTCTCGCAGTCGCCGTACTTAGCGAAGTATATACGTAAGCGCAAGAGCGACATGTACAGCGACTTCAACTTCGGCGTGTTCCAGCCTTTGGCCTCCGACTCCAACACACTGGACGGCCTCAACATGAGCTGCGGCATCATTGACGAGCTCCACAGCATCAAGGACCGGAACATATACGACGTGGCGAAACAGTCCATGACGGCACGGTCACAGCCGCTGCTGTTCATCATTACTACATCCGGCTTCAACCGTGAAGGCATCTATGACAGCATGTACGACTACGCGGAGTCCGTGATCTCCGGCACCGTAGAGGACGAGCACTTCCTGCCGCTGATCTACGAGCTGGATGACTCCAATGAGTGGCTTGACGAGAGATGCTGGATCAAGGCAAATCCGGGGCTGGATGAGATAAAGAGCCGAAGCTACCTCCGCGAGATGGTGGAGCGGGCACAATCGGATCCAAGCTTCCGGCCTACTGTTCTTACGAAGGACTTCAACGTGAAGAACGTAGCCGGAGCCAGCTGGCTCACATGGGAGCAGATAGACAATCCGGCGACCTTCGATATGGAGAAGGTGACCAACAGCTACGCCATCGGCGGCTGTGACCTGTCTGCTACGACCGACCTGACGTGTGCCACACTGCTGATCCGGGTGCCGGATGATGACCAGCTGTACGTGCTCCAGCAGTACTTCCTGCCGCAGTCCAGGATCGAGTATCTGGAGACTACGAGCTCAAAGGAAGCGCCGTACCGGCGATGGGCGGAGCGCGGCCTGCTGACGATCTGCGAAGGCACAATGGTCAATTATGCCGATGTGACGGCGTGGTTCGTCAAGATGCGGGATGAGTACAAGATCGACCTGTGGAAGCTGGGCTATGACCGGGCCCTTGCGGGCTACTGGGCCGAAGAGATGGTCAGTGTGTTCGGACAGTCCGTCATGGAGAAGGTGGCACAAGGGCCGTTTACATGGACGGCACCCATGAAGGAACTGGGCGCCATGCTGTCAGATAAGCGAATCAATTACAACGACAACCCGATGCTCAAGTGGTGCCTGAGCAACACAGGCGTCAAGAGCACCGGCACGGTGGAATCCATTCAGCCGGTGAAGATACAGGCCGCGAGACGTATTGACGGCATGGTCTCTCTGCTGAATGCTTACACGATATATGTTAAATACCGCGATGACTACTTAAACTTGGTGGGGTGAGGAGATTTGAATCCGATATCGAGATTATTCCGGCGGCTGCGTGTCGCCTATAAGGAGGATGTGCGTCCGTACGATGTGGCCCTGTGGAACTACCGGCGGTTCTCCGGAGATCTTCTGGAGATCGACCTGATCCGGGCATGCATCGACGCACTGGCGAGGAACATCGCCAAGATGCAGCTGCAGCCGGTGCTCCGGCAGATGGACGGACAGAAGACGGTGGACACGGCGTCCGACATCGCCAGAGTCCTGGCACATCCGAATCCGTTCATGACTACATATGACTTCCTGTACAAGGTGGCGGCTCTCTACTACGCCGGGAACAACGTGTTCCTGTGGCCGGAGTATGAGGACGGCCATCTCGTTGCTCTGTGGCCCATATTTTACCGGCAGGCGAAGACAACGGTGCTCAATGGCAATCTGTACGTCAGCTTCGATTTGAAGTTCACACGCACGTATACGTGCCCGTGGGACGACCTGATCGTGCTGAGGAATCATTACATCACGGACGAAGTGTTCGGGGAGCCGAACAGTGCCATCCTTCCGGCGTGCGAACTGCTTGACGCACAGAACCAGGGCATCATCAACGGCATCAAGAACAGCGCTACGATCCGGGGCATTCTGAAGTCTCTGAACGTGCTGAAGGAGTCTGACCTGAAGAAAGCTAAGGATCAGTTCGTCCAGGACAATCTCAGCATTGCCAACTCCGGCGGCGTCATCGCCATTGACGGCAAGTTCGACTATCAGAACATTGAGTCGAAGCCATACACCATCGACGCTGAGAGCATGAAGGCGGCGAAGCAGAAGATCTTCGACTACTTCGGCGTGAACGAGGAGTTCCTGCAGAACAACTTCACAGCTGATAAGTACGAAGCTGTGTACGAAGGCCGTCTGGAGCCGTTTGCCATCATGCTCACGCAGGCGCTGACCTATGGACTGTATACAGAACGGGAGCGGGCGTTCGGGCGTGAGATCGAGGCGAGCATGGCCAAGCTGAAGTATCAGCCCATCGACAAGATCACGGCTATGATATCCGCCACGAACCAGCTGGGCCTGTTCCGCCGGAACGAATACAGAGAGATGCTCGGCTATGGCCCACTGACCGACGAGGAAGGCGGAAACGAGATCCTCATCTCGCTGAACTATGTGAAAGCAACTAACCTTGATGAATACCAGGAGGTAGACAGCAATGACGAATAACATTGAAACAAGGACGTTTCTCTGCGCGGTGGAACGCAGAGATGACGAGAAGCACGGCAGAGTGATAGAAGGCCGTCCCATCGTGTTCGGCCAGCGCACGGATCTCGGATTCTGTGAGGAGGAGATCCGCGCCGGAGCAGTCAGCGAAGAAGCGCTGAAGGATGTGCGCTTCCTGGTGAACCACAACATCGACATGATCCCGCTGGCACGGAGCCGGAACAATAACGAAAATTCCACCATGCAGCTGACCGTGGACGATGAAGGCGTGTTCATGCGCGCCGATCTCGACATCGAACGCAACCAGACAGCTGCCGAGCTGGACAGCGCCGTGGAACGCGGCGACGTGTCCGGAATGTCTTTTATGTTTACGGTAGACGGCGAGGAGTGGGAAGGCCTTGACTCCGAGCGTCCCGTCAGACATATCACCAGCATCAGCCAGATCTTTGAAGTCTCGGCTGTGACCTGGCCAGCTTACGAACAGACCTCGATCAATGCCCGATCGCTGGATAGCGTAAAGGCGTCGCTGGATAGCGCCAAGGAGGCACTGGAGAGTGCCAGGAGATCTGAGGAGCTTCGGAAGCAGATCATTGAGAGGAGTGAGACTCTGTGCTCGAAAAAAGACTGAGTGAGATCACTGAGGAGCTGCAGTCCATTGAGACCCGCGGCGCAGAGATCCGCACGGGAGCAGAAACTGCCGAAGCCGCCGCTCTGGAGGAGCTCAACACCGAGCTGACCGATCTGGAGGAGCGCAAGGCCAAACTGCTCGAAGAGAAAAAAGACATCGAAGCTCGCATGCAGGAAGCCGCAGAAGTGGCCTCTGGCGCAGGCGAGGAAGTACCAATTCCCAAAAAGGAGGAAAAAAGAATGTTCGAAGCTAATTCCATCGAATACCGCAATGCGTGGACTAAGAAAATCGTAGACCGCGAGATGAACGAGGAAGAGCGTGCCGCTCTGTCCAGCGCCGGTGCTGTTATCCCCACCATGACCGTCAACGCGGTCTGGGATCGTCTGGTGAAGGACGCCGAGCTCCTTGGCAAGGTTGACGTGTCCCAGTTCCCCAACTATGTCCGGTTCCCGAAGGCCACCACGGTCAACGCCGCTTCCAGCGGAGCCGTAGGCGGCACCATCACCGAGTCCAGCGACGTGATCGGCTATGTCGACCTGATCCCCAATGAATACTGGAAGCTCCTGACCGTGGGCGCCGATATCGACCACATGGCCATCGACGCTGTGCATGACTGGATCGTCAACAACCTGGTGGACAGCATCCGCTATGCCATCAACAAGGACATCCTTGTCGGCACCGGCACCAACGCCCTGAAGGGCCTGACCGCGTCCGTGACCGCCAGCTCCACCGCGATCCCCGCCACCGTGACCAAGGCTTCCATTCTGAAGATCATGGCCACACTGGGTTCCAAGTATCAGAATGGCGCCATCTGGATCATGACTCCCAAGATGTTCTATGAGGACATCATGGGTGTGACCCAGCTGAACGACTACATCATCAACGATGGCTTCCAGTTCCGGCTGTTCGGCCATGACGTGGTTCTGATGAGCGAGGCTCTGGTTTCTTCCAAGGAGAACATCTTCTATGGCGATCCCAAAGCCTACAAGGTGAACATCTTCAAGGCGCTGGAAGTCAAGCCCTTTGAAACCGCAACCACTACCGCCCTGCAGTGGCGCGGAGTCACAATGGCAGACGGTGAGCTGCTCGATACCAGCGCCTTCGTCCGCTTCGCTCAGACCTAATAGGAGGGAGACCACATGAAGACAATGATAGCAGTCCCGTGTATGGATCAGGTACCAGTGCCCTTCATGTGGTCACTTCTGTATCTGGATAAAGATCCGGAGACAAGCGTCGTACTTGAGAGCGGGTCTCTGGTCTACGATTCCAGAAACAACCTTCTGCAGAAAGCGCTGAACGCAGATGTAGACCGCGTGATGTGGTTCGACTCCGACATGGAGTTCCCAACCGACACAATGATGCGGCTGCACAAAGATCTGGATGAAGGATATGACATCGTGAGCGGCCTGTACTTCAAGCGCAGGCCGCCTCACAGTCCTGTCATTCTGGAGGAGTGCTACCTCCGGGAGGAGAACGGGCTGAAGTATCCCACTCACAAATACTACGATGATTATCCGAAAGACCAGATCTTCGAGGTGGCGGCCTTCGGCTTCGGGTGCGTGATGATGAAGATGGACGCTGTCCGGCACATGGTGCAGGAGATGGGAAGCATGCTCTTTGCTCCTGCTCTCGGGTTTGGAGAGGATCTGTCCTTCTGCATGCGTGCCAGGGAGTCGGGGCTGAAGCTTTACTGTGACAGCCGTGTCAAGTGCGGGCACGTGGGCTACCATACGTTCAGCGAAGAAGACTTCAAGAGATAGTGAGGTGCGCACATGAGTCAGCAAGAACTCATGAATCTGTGCAAGCTCAACCGGCGTATCACCGGCAACACCTTTGACATCGAGATTTCGGCGCTGATCGAGCAGGCCATGCATGACATAGAAGTGTCCTGCGACACTGGATTCGATTCATCGGATCCAATGCACTGCAAAGCCGTGGTGATGTTCGTCCAGGCGAACTTTGGCGACGGCGACGATAAGGCCCGTGCCGTGTACCAAACGGAGCTGTCGAAGATCAGCACAAGAGGAGTGGACGTGAATGTTTGATACACAGATCACTCTGATAAAAGACCAGGTGGTAATCGGCGGCAAAGGTGTCCCTGCGACTATACAGGAGCGCACCACCGTTTATGCTACGGTCTCGTCCGTAACCGGCAGCGAGTTCTTTGATGCCGGGCAGGGAGGTATCCGGCCCGAGTATCAATTCGTCATCTATGACGCGGAGTACAACGGCCAGCAGGACGTGGAATACAACGGCGTCGTATATCGCGTGTATCGAACCTACCGCCGCGACAAGGACAAGATCGAGCTCTACGTGGAGGCGAGGCCCGGTGTCTAAAAAGGTCGGAATCGGCAGCCTTGCCTCGGAGGTGCAGAAGATCGTCGAGGAATACGGCGACGCAGCGCTGGATGTGATTCGGGAGGTAGCACCAGACAAAGCAAAGGCTGCCAAGAAACAGCTGAAAAGCGCATCGCCCGGCAAAACCGGCAAGTATGCAAAAGGTTGGAGCGTGCAGTCCCAGAACACACGGCTTGGTATTGATGTTGTGATCTACAACAAAAACAAACCGGGATTGACGCATCTGCTGGAGAATGGCCATGCGCTCCGGAATGGTGGACGATCCAAGGCAATACCGCATATCGGGGATGTCAACGATACGATCAAGGCGGAGTTCATCGACGAGGTAACAAGGAGGCTTGAGACCCTATGACATACGACAATGTATACGAAGACATCATCGTTCCGTGTGCGGCCGCAGTCGGCGGGACATCGGCCTATTACCAGTGGCCCGTCGGATCCGCGCCTAATCCGCCGTATGTGCTCTACTACTATCCTGGCTCGGACGATCTCTATGCCGACGGCAGAAATTACGCAAAGTTCACACCTGTGAACATTGAGCTCTACACAGACCACAAAGACTTCGCGGCAGAAGCCGCACTGGAGGCAGTCCTGACAGGTGCGGGTCTGTCCTACCAGAAAACAGAAACACCTTTGGACGAGGAGAACATGTTCCTCGTCCTTTACGAAACGGAGGTTTTAATCAATGGCTAACACTGTTAAGTACGGCCTCAAGAACGTCTACTATGCCGTAGCCACTCTGGGAACCAGCGGCGCATATACTTACACCGCTCCTGTGGCATGGCCCGGCGCTGTGAACCTGTCCCTCGATGCTGAGGGCGATGTCACCAAGTTCCGGGCAGACAACGTGGACTACTGGGTAGGCCAGAGCAACAACGGCTATTCCGGCTCCCTGGAGTCCGCACTGGTGCCCGATTCCTTCAAGAAGGACGTTCTCGGCTACTTCGAGGACGCTGGCGGCATGCTCGTTGAGGACGCAGCTGCGTCCGCTAAGCCGTTCGCTCTGCTGTTCCAGTTTGAGGGCGATGACAAGGCCACCCGCCATGTCATGTATCGCTGCACCGCAAGCCGTCCGTCCGTCTCCGGACAGACCACGGATGCGTCCATCGAGCCCCAGACCGAGAGCGTTGACATCACCGCGTCCAGCATCCCCGTGATCGGCAAGGACGTCGTGAAGGCTTCCGCACTGGAAAGCTCCACCAACTACAGCAGCTGGTTCACGGCTGTGCAGCTGCCGACGGCCACGACCTAAAAGGAGGCCACGGCATGAAGGGGACAGTGAAAATCGGGGATCGTGAGATCCCCATGGTGGCCAATGGGGCCACGAACATCTATTACAAGCAGTTGACACACCAGGATCTGCTGGCGTACTTCACGAAGCAGAGCGCGAAGAAGGCGGAAGCCGCCGACGGCATTGACACGCTCATGCCTCTGGCCTTCGTGATGGCGATGCAGGCTGAAGGGAACAAGTCCTTCAGCCAGGATGACTACATCCAGTGGCTCTCCCAGTTTGAGCCCTTGGAGGTAGAGATGGCGCTCGATGCGGTGATGAATATCTACACTCAGAACCGCGTCAGCACGTCAACTCCAAAAAAAAACACCGCCCGGTAGATCGTGACTACAACACTGCCCTCTATTGTCTCCGGGCGGTTCAGATCGGATTGCGCATGGACGATCTGGATCGCCTGGACGAGGGGTTTGTGCAGGACATGATCATAGAATACGCAAATGATGACGTAGACTATCCGTACCTGGCAACACAGGCGGATTTTGATAGATTCTAAGGAGGTGGCGCGATGGCAGGCGGCGGAAGAATCAAGGGTATCACCATTGAGATCGGCGGTAATACCACGAAGCTTGAGTCCGCGCTGAAGGGCGTCAACAGTACAATAAGCCAGACACAGACCAAGCTGAAGGACATCGAGAAGCTCCTCAAACTGGATCCGACAAACACAGACCTGCTTAAACAGAAGCAGGGATATCTCAAGGACGCTATTGCGGCCACAGAGGAGAAGCTCCAGCAGGAGAAGGACGCTCTGGAGCAGCTAAAAAACGCAGACGGCACTACGGACACGACTGAACAGCAGAGGGCACTCGAACGAGAAATCGCGGCCACGGAGCAGTCGCTGAATTCACTGAAGGATCGGTACAATGACTTTGGCAGTGTCTCCTCACAGGTGGTGAAGGCCGCCGGCGAAAAGATCAGTGAGTTCGGCGAAAAAATCTCAGCTGTCGGCGGCAAGCTCACGGGCGTGGGGACAAGCCTGAGCACGCATGTCACGGCTCCGATTGCGGCGCTGGGCGCAGCGTCTATGGCAGCCTTCAACGACGTTGACGCCGGCCTGGACACAATCGTGTCGAAGACCGGCGCCACCGGCGACGCCATGGATGAAATGGGCCAGATCATGGAGAACATCGCGACCTCGATCCCTACCGACTTTGAAACCGCAGGCTCTGCTATTGGTGAGGTGAGCACGCGATTCGGACTGACAGGGCAGGCGCTCGAGGATCTGTCGACTAAGTTTATCCAGTTCGCCGAGCTAAACAACACCGACGTGACCACGAGCGTGGATACCGTTCAGAACGCGCTCAGCTCGTTCAATCTCGGCGCGGAGGATGCTGGGACGGTCCTGGACGTGTTAAACGCAACGTCTCAAAAGACTGGTGCCAACGTTGACTCTATGGCTGCTTCGCTGGTGAACAACTCCACAGCATTGCAGCAGATGGGGCTGGACATCTTCCAGTCAGTGGACTTCCTCGGCCAGCTGGAAACCGCCGGTGCGGATTCTGAGGCTGTGATCTCCGGAATGAAGCGTGCGCTGAAAGAGGCGACAGACGCTGGCATACCGTTTGACGAGGCGCTTGCCGGGTTGGAGGACACGATCACAAACGGCACGAGCGACATGGACGGCCTGAGTGCTGCGTATGACTTGTTCGGCAAGTCCGGAGCGGCGGTGTTCACGGCGGTGCAGAACGGCCAGATCAGCTTTACGGATCTGGCCGACTCCCAGGACATCCTGGCGGATTCTGCGGATAATGTGGCATCAACTTATGAGGGGACGATTGACCCCATCGACAGTATGGAGACCGCAATGAACAGCCTGAAGCTGGCCGGCGCGGATCTTGGCAGCACAATCGGCGACGTGTTGGCGCCAATCATTGAAACGTTGTCCACTAAAATCCAGGAGCTCCGCGACTGGTTTGGCAACCTGGATGAAAGCCAGCAGCAGACGATCGTGAAGGCGGCCATGGTAGCGGCTGCCATCGGCCCGCTGTTGGTGGTCATCGGCACCGTCATCAGCTCAGTGGGATCCATCATTTCGGTTATCGGCAGTGTGGTTTCAGGCATCGGCACACTGATGGGCCTGATACCAATGTTGGCTGGGCCTGTCGGCATCGTAGTTGCTGCAGTAGCGGCAGCTATCGCGATCGGAGTTGCACTCTACCAGAACTGGGACACGATCAAAGAGAAAGCCGGAGAACTCAAAGACGCCTTCGTGGAAAAATTCAACGCAGTGAAGGAGAACGTGTCAAATGCGTTCAACGCGGTGAAAGACACCATGTCAAACGTGATGGAAACCGCAAAAGACACCGTCCAGGAGAAGCTGGACAATATCAAGACAGCGTACGAGGAGAACGGCGGCGGTGTGAAGGGTGTCGTCTCCGCAGGCATGGAAGCCGTCAAAGGCTACTACACCTCCGGCTACACGTTCATCGACAATCTGACAGGCGGCAAGCTGAGCGCCATCAAGGATACAATCAGCAACAAGATGAACGACGCGAAGCAGGCAGTGCAGGACAAACTGGACTCTGTGAAGTCGGCGTTCTCTGACAAGCTGAACACCGCACTCACCACAGCGCAGGACAAGTTTGACAGCATCAAGACAGCTGTGAGTGACAAGCTGACATCGGTGAAAACGGCGGTGTCTGACAAGCTCAGTGATATTAAAACAGCGTTTGGAGACAAGCTCGGCGGGACCCTGGACACGGTGCGCAACAGATTTGACGACATCAAGAACGCTATCGGCGACAAGCTGTCTGCGGCACGCGATAAAGTGCAGAGCTTGATTGATTCCATCAAATCGAAATTCAACTTTTCGTGGTCTTTGCCGCATTTGAAACTTCCTCATCCGTACATCAGCGGATCGTTCAGTCTGAATCCTCCGTCCGTTCCGTCTTTCGGGATTAGCTGGTACAAAAAGGCCATGGATAACGCCTATATGCTGGATGGCCCTACTATCTTCGGCACCATGGGAGGGAAGCTCCTCGGCGGTGGAGAAGCAGGACATGAGATGATTATCGGAAGAGACACGCTGCTTTCCATGATAAGTGAAGCAGTCGGCGGAGCGGGAAACACGGATATCAATGTTGTGGTCAATGCGTCTCCCGGAATGGACGAGAGAGAACTGGCTGACCTTGTGGCGGACAGAATTGCGGCACAGGTCAGCCGGAGAAGGGCGGTGTTCTCGTGAGTCAATTCATCAACTATCTGACCTTCGGCGGAGTACAGTCCAACCAGTACGGCGTATGGATCTCCGGCGCAGGAACATATGACGCACCGGGGAGGGATCTGGAGTACATCCAGATTCCCGGACGGAGCGGCGACCTGATCGTAGATAACGGACGGTACACGAACATCGAGATCGTGTATCCTGCGTATATTGCCGACGATTTTGATACGAAGTTTGACACATTCCGTGCGCTGATGCTTTCAAAGAAGGGCTATCAGATCTTGACAGATACATACCATCCGGATGAGTTCCGCCTGGCGGCACTCTCCGGCGGCCTTTCTGCCGAGACGGGCGCATACAATAAGATCGGCGGGTTCGACCTTACGTTCAACTGCCAGCCGCAGAGGTGGCTCTATTCCGGCCTCGTAGTGACCACGCTGTCATCTTCCGGGAGTATCTCAAACCCCACAAACTACGCCTCAAAGCCTAATATCCGGGTATACGGCTACGGCAACATCGGAATTGGCTCCAACACGATCACAGTGGCCTCACACGGCCTCCAGTACATCGACATAGACTGTCAGGCCATGGACGCATTTTGCGGCGCTGTGAACGCGAACAGCTACGTTACGATCACGGGTGATGATTTCCCCGTTCTGAGTCCCGGAGCCAATAACATCTCCCTGTCTGGGAATATTTCAAATATTCAGATCACACCGAGGTGGTTCACGATATGATTCCAAAACTGTTTGCCTCTACCGCTACACGATTCACCTCCAACGGATTGGGGCGGCTCTCTGACGCGGTGGAGTGTACTGTCACAGAGGAGAGGAACGGCCCCTATGAGTTGTATATGCGCTACCCGATCACCGGGAAGCACTACGCAGACATACAGATCTCACGCATCATCTACGCCGTTCCGGCGGACGGCAAGAGCGGCCAGCCGTTTCGGATCTACCGCATTGAGAAGCCTCTGAACGGGATTGTCTCAATTTATGCGGAACACATCTCCTACCAACTGAATCGCATTCCTGTCATGCCGTTCACAGCTTCCAGCTGTGCCGAGGCCCTCACGCAGATGGTCAGCCATTCCGCACAGGCCAATCCGTTCACAGTCTGGACGGATAAGTCCGTTGCAGGCAACTTCAATCTCACGGAGCCCAGAGCGTTCCGGGCATTGCTCGGAGGTACGCAGGGCTCCATTCTCGATGTTTACGGGAAAGGCGAGTACGAGTTCGACAACTACCTCGTGAAGCTGCATCTGAACCGGGGCATTGACACCGGGGTGGTGCTGAGATACGGCAAAAACATCACCGATCTGACACAGGACGAAAACATTGAGGCCACGATCACGGGCGTTTGCCCGTTCTGGAGGGATCAGACCTCCGGGGAGACGGTGACGCTCCCGGAGTACGCTGTCTGGAGTTCCACCGCGGCGAACTTCCCCTATAAGCGGACGGCTGTGGTTGACTTCTCATCGGACTTCCAAGAGGAGCCGACCGTGGAACAGCTTCGGCAAAGGGCAAACAAATACATTGAGGACAACGACATTGGCATTCCGAAGGTCTCACTTGACGTGGAGTTCGTCCCGCTTTGGCAGATGGAAGGAGTCTCGACAGGCAACCCGACAAGAACCCTGATGCTCCCCGCCACGGTGGACGGTGACACGATCCTCAATCTTGACGGCTCTGTGAGCGGAGACACCGTCACGCTGTCGGGTGCCTATTGGGACATCACGTTTGACGATTGCAAGGTCTTAGAGCGCCTGCACCTCTGCGACACTCTGACGGTCAGATATGACGCTCTGGGCGTGGATGCAACGGCAAAGATCGTCAAGACGGTCTACAACGTACTGGCGGACAGATATGACTCTCTG